ATCAGAAGATCGATGGTGATCCAGGACAGGATCACGTATGGGAGCAGGTGACGACGATCCGTGAGATTGAATGGCCGCACGCGAATGGTGGCAAACTGAAGGCGGTGCATTGCGCAGTGGATACCGGTGGCCACTACACCAGCGAGGGGTATAGCTACTGCCGTGAACACGTCAAGGATGGTGTGGTAGCGATCAAGGGCAGCAGCCAGAAGAATGCACCGGTGATCGGCAAGGGTACAAAGCAGGATGTGACCTTCAAGGGTAAAACCGTGAAGGGTGGCGTGACGTTGTATATGATCGGCACCCATGCGATCAAACGTACGATCTACAGCCGTCTGAAGATTGACGAACCCGGCCCTGGGTATATCAATTTTGATGATGCTACCACGGAAGAGTATTTACAGGGTCTGACGTGTGAACGGCTGCAGCCAAGGTACGTGAAAGGGTTTCAGGTGTTGGAATGGGTGAAACCTAGCGGCGCCAGGAACGAACCACTCGACTTGAAGGTGTACTGTATGGCGATGTTGGAGTTGTTGAAACGTCGCTACAACCGGGCGACGATGTGGGACCAGCTGGAAGCGCAGCTGACGGCCTCGGTAGGCTCTAAAGGCCAGCCGGCACTACGGCGGCAGCGCAGTTTCAAGGTGATCTGATGTCGCAACCGGCTGAATTTTACCAAGGTGATGGGATCAGCTGGATTGAATCCCGTGTGCATCCAGATGCCACAGCGGTAAAGGTATGGCTGCGTGGTGCAGCAGCAGGTGCTGGTGTTGAAGTAACAGCGACTAACACGCTGGATGGCTGGAAGGCCACGTTAAGCGCTGCGACCACCACCGCGATGGCGGCAGGTGACTGGGAACTGCAGATCGTTTCTACGGTTGATGGTGCACCACTGACAACCGGTCGCGGCAGTCTGCTGGTCCGTCGTAGCCTTGCATTCAGCGGTAGCGCTGCTGCATTTGATGATCGCAGCCAAGCGCAGAAAGATCTAGCAGATGTCGAAGCAGCAATCCGTGCGCTGACGACTGGTGCACAGGAATATCAGATCGGCTCACTGGGTAATGGCGGCCGTAAGGTACGACGTGCGGATCTGGCTGAACTGATCAAATGGCGTGATCGGTTGAAAGCGGAAGTAGCACGTGAGAAACGAGCTGAAATGATCGCGCAGGGTATGGGCGATCCACGCAAGCTGTATGTGCGGTTCAACGGAGTGGTGTGATGGGTATTCGTAGCTGGTTTGCAAAGCAGGTACTAACAACCCGCTACGGCCGCGCTGAAGGCCGGCGGATGTTCGAGGGTGCCCGGCGCAACAGGTTGCTGCATGACCTGATCGCACCAACGACATCAGCTGATGCCGAGCTACGTGTCAGCTTGACGGTGCTGCGCGATCGTGCGCATCAGTTGTGTCGTGATAATCCATATGCCAGGCAGGCGAAGCGTACAACGCAGATCAATGTAGTGGGTCCACGTGGGATCCAGATGCAGGCGCAGATCATGAAGGCCAATGGTACGGAAAAGGATACGCGTCGATGCCGGTTGATGGAAGAAGCATGGCGGAGGTGGTGTCGAGCTGATACGTGTGATGTGGCAGGCCGGCTGAGTTTTCACGGCTTCGAGATGATGATCGCCGGCAGCCTGCCGGAATCTGGCGAATGCCTGATCAGGATCGTGCGGCAACCGATGGGTGCTGGCCGTGTACCGCTTGCGCTGGAGCTGATCGAAGCGCACCAGCTGGATGAAGAAAAGTCTGGCGTAAGCGATCGGCCTGGCCATGAATGGCGGCTTGGGGTGGAGATCAACCAATGGGGCCGACCGACACGGTATGCGATCCTGACGCGTCATCCGGGTGATGTTGAGCTAGGCCTGAACCGTCGTGGTGCGCAGGAGAAGCATGTCTACGTGGATGCTGCAGACATGATTCATGTGTACATGCCAGAGCGGATTGGCCAGAACCGTGGTGTGCCATGGCTGGCGTCGGTGATAACGACGGTGCATAATCTTGCTGAATACGAGAAAGCACATTGGACACGGAAAAGGGTGCAAGCTGCAAGTCTTGGCTGGATTCGTACACCAGAAGGTGAATTGATCGGTGATGCGGTTGAAAATGGCCAGCAGCTGTTCAATACAGAACCGGGCAGCTGGAATATATTGGATCCAGGCCAGGAGCCTGTTGCACCAGATTTCGGACCTGATGACGGCCAGTACGACAACGTAGTCAGAAACCTCAGCCGGCGATTTGCTGCGGGTTTCGGGTGTTCGTATGAGACCTTGAGCCGCGACTTCAGCCAGACGAACTACAGCAGCAGTCGGTTATCAATCCTTGAGGATCGTGACCACTGGCGCGTGGTGCAAAGTGTGATCATTCAGGTATTTCATCAACGGGTATTTGAAGAATGGCTGCGTGCTGCGGCATTGGTTGGTGAGCTGCCATCACCTGCCTTCAATGATTACTGGACTCGCCCTGAGCGGTACAACGCACCGCGATGGCAAGCACGCAGCTGGAGCTGGGTGGACCCACAGAAGGAAATGAAGGCGCTGGAGATGGCGCGAACGCTGCTGCTGCAGTCGCATTCAGAGCAGATTGCGGAGTATAGCGGTGAGCAGTTTGAGCAGGTGATGGCTCAGATCGCCCGTGAAAACGAACTGAAGGACAGCTTGGGGCTTAGCGAAATGGGCGAAGAGGTAGAGCAACCGGACCAGCAGGAACTACCTGATCCAGAAGAACCGGACGATGCAGAGGATTCAGCTGATGAAGAGGTGTCACCGATAGTCTGACAGCAGCGACTGTCAAACATTGGACCTAGCGAAGTTGAAAGGCACCCAGCGGCGTGAGCTGCCGATGGGTTTACAGATCGAGGAGAAGACTGACGAAACGTTGACGTTTTCGTTCAGCTCTGAAGCACCGGTTGAGCGGTGGTTTGGTCGTGAGATCCTGCTGCACGAACCGGGTGCGATGGATCTGAGCCGCATGAATGACGGCGGCCCGTACCTCTGGAACCATAACCGTGATGTGGTTCTTGGCGTAGCGGAGAAGGCATGGCTTGGTGATGATCGTCGGCTGTATTCCACCGTGCGGTGGAGCCCGAACACCACCGAACGTGGCAGCGAGGAATGGAAGCGCCGCCAGGATATTGAAGCCGGCATCGTCCGTAATGTCAGCTTTGCGTATGAGATCAACGATCTTGAGGAACGTGCTGATGGGTTTTATGTGACCGATTGGAACGTGCTGGAGGTAAGCAGCGTGAGCGTGCCAGCGGATCAGACCGTGGGGTTAGGCCGTGCGATGGATGAACCGGCTGTAGAACCTGAACCTGTAGAACCCGAAGCTGCAGCACCGGCTAAGGAGCTGATCGTGACGGTTGATATGGACGCGATCAAATCAGCGATTGATGAATCACTCAATAGGATGGAACTGCAGACCGCCGAGCGGACTGATTCCCCTGATTCAATTCCGATGACCACTGAAATCAACGTGGCGGAGGTGCAACAGGACGCTCGGCGCGCCGAGCGTGAGCGTGTTGCCACCATCCGCGGCATGTGTGACCAGTTCAACCTGTCCGAGCTTGCCGAGAAGCTCATCAACGATGACGCCAGCATTGATGCTGCCCGCGCTGTCGTGATGGAGCAGATCGGGATGCGCAAGGTCGAGTACCAAGGCCGTGTGCATGATGCAGGCGCTGCTGAGATCGGCCTGAGCAAGCGCGAGAAGCAGAGCTACAGCTTCCTGCGTGTGGCGGCTTATCTGGCTGATCCGAACCCACGCACGGCTGAAGCAGCTGCATTTGAGCTGGATGTAGCCCGTGCTGCACAGGCCAAGCACTCTCGCAGCGCCAATGGTGTGCTGATCCCCTGGGAGGTGCTCGGCACTAACCGTGCTGCTGAAACCCCTGGCCAGGTGGTTGGCACCTTCGGTGATGGTGGTGCACTGGTCGGTACGAACCGGCTGGATGCACAGTTCATTGATCTGATCCGCAACCGTTCGGCATTTCTGAACAGCGGGCTGACGATGCTGTCGGGCCTTGAGGGCAACGTTGAGATCCCGAAGAAGCTGACCAGCTCTAGCTACTACTTCGTGGGTGAGAACACGGATGTTACCAACTCGAAGCTGACCTTCGGGCTGGTGAACATGATCCCGCGGACGATTGGCGTGCGGGTACCGATCAGCCGTCGGATGATGATCCAGTCGAGCCCTGATATTGAGAACCTGGTGCGCCTTGATATGGCGGAGTCTGTTGCCTTGGGCATGGACTACACCATCGGCTATGGCACCGGCTCCAATGGGCAGCCGCTTGGCATCATCAACACCACCGGCATTGGTTCGGTGACGTTCGGCGGTGGCACGGCGAAGGCATTCCCGACCAGCCTTGGCGGTGACGGCTCCACCACCCACAACTGCGGTGACTGGGCCGACTACGTGGACCTGGAAACCGAACTGGCGATCGATAACCTCGATGCTGGTTCGATGCGTTATGTCGGCAACAGCGTGGTGAAAGGTGCGCTGAAGCAAACGCTGCGGGCGTCCTCGGCAGGATCGGATTACATCATGCGTGATGACGGTTCGGTGAACGGCTATCCGTTTACGGTGTCGAACCAGATGCAGATCAACGATGTGCTGTTCGGTAATTTTGCCGACTGCGTGGTTGGGATGTGGTCTGGGCTTGATGTCGTCGTGGATCCCTACACCCAGAGTGCAAGCGGCCAGGTAATCCTGACCGTGCATCAGGACTTCGACGTAGCGGTACGTCGCGCTCAGTCCTTCGCGCTGGGCACCTGATCATGAGGCTGCAGATTCTAAAGAACTGCAGAGCAGACAGCCGCCACCTTGCGATGGGTGAGGTGGCGGAACTGCCCCAAGGAGCAGCTAATGAGCTGCTAGCGATGGGTATGGCGTCGATTGCGCCAGAGCCAGAGCCAGAACCAGCGCCAGTGTTTGAGCCTAAACCACGGCGCAAAACTTCCATCACATCCCTAAAGGAGGGTTAATCCATGGCTATTCAACAGCGGGGTTTGGAGCAACTCCAGTCGTATCTGATTCTGGCTCCCACTACCGTCAGCACCAACAACAACACTACTGCAGTGGATGTGAGTGGTGTTGATGGCGACCTGCTTCTGCTGCTGTATGCAGCAGCTGGTGGTGCTGATCAAAGCATCAAGGTGAAGGTGCAATCTGGCAATGCATCTAATGGCAGCGATGCTGAGGATGTCCCTGGTGGTGCTTTTACTGACCTGGGCAATACTGCTGGGCTGCAGAAGC